ATGGGGTTTGCACAAAAATTTATCGGTGCTCTTGAGGCAGACACCCATGTCGATGCTGACCATGCTGCTTTTATCGGATCTGACGGCGATGCTGTTTTGATTCGATACCGGGGCCGGGATTTGCAGTGGCAGATTCCTGTGCGAATCAATGAACCCGGTTGGCAGAAAATGGACTATATTACAAGCAGCTTTGATGGTGTAGATTTTGGTCTCTTCTTAGATGAGGAGCTTTATAAACTGAACGAAAAGGAGTGGATTAAACCGGAGTTGCACCTTAGTGATGACACAGGGAAGTGGCATTTGGTAGAAACAGCTAAGACCTTTACCTAGTCTGGGCAGTCTTCACCGTAGTAATCACTAACTCCAATCATCAATCCCGTCACATTGGTGAATTGCTCCCCATTAGTTGGACTGAGAAATCAGTTACCGACTCGTGGGGAGTAGCTTTCATTGAGAGCACGAAGTTCGCTAAGTAAGCAGCAGCGTGAGCAGTTGGTTGAGCTTTTCGAGCAGCGCAACGAACTCGATTTAGTTGTCCAGCTGGCTCCGGCCAAGTCGACGAGTGGATATGACCTGAAAATTACGAGTGTCTTTTTCCGCACGAGGAGAACGCGTACGCGGAATTGACGAAGATGGAAACATACGGGAGGTGACTTTCAATGATGGGTATCGTTTCGTTGTGCCAGAGGATCGAGAAGGAGTCTAGCCTGCGGGTGCAGTTCGACCGGCTGCATGGAGCAGGTGGTGACTTGACCCTCGAAATCTTCCTCAATGATCTCGTCGAAGACCGAGCTTATGTGCCTGAACCTCTCAAGCGTGAGTTCCTTATGGCCTGGGCCGATGAGCCAATCATTTTCGATGCAATCCCGGGGGAAGAGGAAGAGGGCATTACTCACGATCTCGTTGTCGAGTTCGCCGCGATGGATCCGGTAATCGACCTTGGTCCGAACTGGGGCTAATCAGAATCACGCCCTAATCAGCCCGGCCGCCCCACTACGGGGCGCGCCGGGCTCCGTCATGGAAGGCCCCGTCCGTGGTTGGCAACCGGTTTCGAAAACTGGCATGGGGCGTCACGGCGTCGGGGTTCGATTCCTCGGCCTTCCGCGACCCCACACCCAGGTTGGTAGCCGAGTTTTCTTATGGCTAAGAACAGGTCTCCTAGACGGGTAGTGCAGGGTGCAATTCCCTGTATGGCCACGGCATTGACCCCACATTCCCCTGGCGGGCTCTGTGGGGTTTTTGCATGTCCGAAGTGTTTTTCTCCCAGGAGGGGGCAAACCAAGTTATGTCTACGAATGAAGCGGCCGCTGATGTACCGGCCTCCGATTCCACGTCAGATGCTCCGGCGCAGGCTGAACCTGCTCGCGAGGATCACGGCGCGGAAGAGAAGCAGGAAATGACCATCGAGGATTATAAGTCCGCGTTGGAAAAGGTTCGTCGTGAGGCGGCGAAGTATCGCACGGAGAATAAGGAGCTGCACCCGTTGGCGCAGCGTGCTAAGGAAGCCGAGGAAGCTGGCAAGAGTGAGCTGCAAATTGCCCACATGGCACAGCTCGGTTTAGAAGTAGCCCGGCACGAATCCAAGGCTACGGCCCCCACGCCACCTACGACGCACTGGCTAGAGCCGCCGGCTTTGGAGAGAAACCATCAAACATCGTCGTCGAGCTCGTTGACGATGAGACCAAGGAACTCATCAAGAAATCCGTACCGGCCTTTGCATTCCCTAATCACCCGCGAGTCATCGAGCAGATGAGCGCACGCCTGACCCGCACCCTCATGCGCCACACACTCAACGCCGGCCGAAAAGCAGTCGAAGACACCGCACGGCTCGGAAGAGTCCGCAACGCAACAACCAAACGCCCAATCGGACGCCGAATCGGCTACGCCCGAGTACTCACAGGACAAGAATCCTGCGCCTTCTGCGCAATGCTCGCCTCTCGCGGCCCCGTCTACTCCGAAGATACCGCCACGCGCCGGGCTGATGGGCGTCGGTATCACGATGGGTGTGACTGTCGTGCGGTTCTTGTTATTGAGGGAAAGCCGTGGGAGGGCGAGGAGGAATACCGACGCCTGGAAGCAGCGTGGCGAGAAGCTACATGGGAAGATGGGAGACCTGCGAATGGCCAGTGGAATCGGTGGAAAGAGTTGGTGTCCGCTGGTGGTTTAGCTGAAGTAGGTGAGACTGGGGCGGCACCACCAAAGCTTGGGCATCTTTCCCGGAAACGGTCGAAGACGACTATTAATTCCGCATTAGCTGGAGCGAATCCAACTAATGATGCTGAAAACTGCATTAGATGTGTTAACGCTTGGGCATTACGCAAATTGGGCTACGACGCTCAAGCTGTACCTGGAGCGTATAACGTACCTATTCAAATCCGACGGGGACGTACCTCTGCCGAACATGCCGCGGGGTTCTGGCGCGACAGGAGAGGGAATCCACCTATTTGGGAGTCTGCTGCCTCTGATTCGCATGCCTCGTCGTGGCACGAAGTAGTACAACAGATGGAGTCCTCCTATCCAGTTGGATCATATGGATTCATACGAGCACGCAAACCGGGAGGAGGATCGCATGTGATGGGGTGGGAGCATTCTGAATCCGGTATTGTGGTGGCTGACCCGCAGGTAGATACGGTGGGGGATGATTCGTACCTTCGAGAGGCAGTTTCGGAATCAATTAAATGGGCCAGGATTGACGGCTATCGTCCAGGAATAGCAGTCGTAGATGTAGTAGAGGGAACAGAAAATGAATAGCTACTTTGATGCCTTCAATCAGGTATTGAGAGAGTACCCATCTGCCTATATCTCAAGCTCGGGATACGAGACGGATACGATGTTCGTACTGCCGCCGGGAGATCCGGATTCTGAGGGAAGTCCATTTTATTTTGTGCCTAAGGACGGCTCGAAAATTTTCAAGCTCGGATCAGGAGCGTGGCGGGAAATCGATAGAATTCTTGCTGACTCTACCTTGCAATCAGTCGCGATGGAGCACTAACTGACAGCCATGGAGTAGCCACATTTTGCGGGGTGCGAGTCCCCGCCATGGCGCTGCCCCGCACCACATCGGTGGTGGCGGGGTTTTCTTATGCCCGAAAACAGATTCATCCAGGAGCTAACGCAGGACCTAGCACGTAATACGCGGCTAACTTTTGGCTCAAAATACCCGTGAAAGTACGTGAAAGTGCGTGAAAAAGAGTGAAAGATAGTGAATACTAACCCAAGCAAAAACCCGCCCCCACCAGGCTAAACGCCAGGTGAAAGCGGGTTTTAAAATCGTGCCCCCGGTGAGACTCGAACGCACAAAAGGCGACCCGAAATAAACGGTTAACCAGCCTGTTTAGAATCGTTAGCTAGTTTTTGGTGCATTTTTGGTGCACTTTCATTCTGGGGCACCGATTCAAGTTCACCAAGAGTCGAATAAACCATCTCCATCGAATCAGCGACCTCATCAAGGTCCCCATCGAACAAATCTGCGTACTGGTCTAGCGTCATCGCCGCCGACGCATGACCCAATTGGCGCTGCACCACTTTCACATTCGCCCCCGACGACACCAAAAGACCAGCAGCCACATGGCGCAATCCATGGACAGTCACATGGGGAAAACTCGAGTCAGCCTCCTGCACACGCTCCAGTGCACAATGAAAAAACGAACCAGTAGACGGCAACTTCAATGGCCCACCGTCAGCACGCTCCCACACCCAATCACCAGAATCACGCCCCTCAATAAGCGGCGCAAGCATATTACACACAAACCGAGGAATAGCCACCTTTCGGTTCTCATGCGTCTTCAATGTTCCAACTTCAACCCTGGACACAACCGTCACCGCAGCACGCTGCAAATGCGCCCGCCGACCGTCCAAATCCAAATCCCCTACCTGCAACCCAGCCAACTCCGACCACCGCAACCCACTGGTCGCCAACAACCAAATAATCTCCGGCCGACTCGACTCCTCCGCCAAAGTCCGCACCTGCTCCATCGTCAAATACACCTTCACCGGCTTAGGCTTCCTCGGCAAACGCACCCCACGCGCAGGATTAGTCTGCAAACACTCATCATCAACCGCCATATCCAAAATCTGTGACAACACGTTATGAGCGCGCCGGGCGGTTGTTGGGGTCATTTTTGAGGTGTAGATCCATTCTTGGATTTCTGATTTTTTGATGCTGCCGACGGGACGTGGTCCCCATTTGGGTAGGACGTGATTGTTGAGGGCGCTACGGATGGAGCGTGCGCCGGAGGGCTTGAGCCTGGTTAAGGTGCTGTCCCATCGTTTGGCAAGCACAGCAATAGTGGTGTTTTGCCGGTTGGGGTCTATCCATGTTCCGTCGCGGCCTGCAGCACCTTCGTCTTCGACCCAGGCTTGGGCTTCTATTTTTGTACGGAATCCACGTTTATGAGCGCGCGCGCCGTCGGGTCGTGTGTAGAAGACTTCCCATCGTCGACCTTTCCTTGTTTTATACGGGCTGATTGACGCCATGGTGTAGACTCCTTATGTATCCCATTTCAAACAAGTCGAGCTGTTTATTATGGGGCTTTGCATAAGCGGGCGCTGTCTAAAATGGTGTTAGACAGCGCCCGCTTCATTTGTCGTGATGTGCAAAAACTAGGTTTTATCTTTCGCTGCGAACGAAACTGGCAGTTTTGATAGTGCGGTCAATGCTGTAGTCGAAGTTGAGGGTAGGGCAGTCAATCAACCTCGCGAGGTCATTAATTTTCGCGGTGGCTACGGCGAGCATGCGAGGCGCGAAGAGGTCGCGGACAGCATTGCCGAGTACCTCCTCGTCGATGGATTCAGGCAGTGGCGACTTTTCGTCGGCGTTCCAAATCCCGCTCATGACGAGGTAGTAATTTGCGTAGAAAGTGTCTGCGCCAAGTTTAATATCGACGCTGATGTGTTCAGTGTTTTGGGCAATGCGGAAATTGAAGTCGAATTTGATTGGGGTGGGGTCTTCTGGCGGGGTCAGGGGCTCGTCGACATCCTTGCGCGTTGCCTTGAGTTCGCCGGTTCGGTACCGAACTGTACTAAGAGACTCTTCCAGAGCGTTGATGTCCATTGTGGTTTGCTCCTATTTGGTGAGTAGCTCGAATTTACGTTGAGGAGTGCCGTCGCTCCATGATTGAGCTGCGGTAGTAGTGCGCCCAGTAGCTTCGAAGGAGATGCTATTTCGCTCCCGAGTTATCTCTGCTTCTTTTTCTTGCAGGCGCTTGAGGTTGCGTCGAAGAGCCGACTGGAGCGGCGAGTAGTTCTCTGCCTGCGTCACGATTGGGGCGATGTAGGCATTAACTGCTGTCGCGTAGCGGCGAACGGTGGTGATGTTCGGTCGCTTTGCTCCGAAGATTGCTTTCTCGAATCGTGTAACAGCAGACCTGTCGACGCCCATCGATTCGGCTACCTGCGCTTGTGACAGGCCTCGCTGCTTGCGAATAGCGATGAGTTGCTCGATGAGATCTACTTCCGCATCGGCTAGGTCGATGCCCAGCTGATCTTCTGGGGTAATCAAATCGTCCAAGAACATGCTATTCCCCTTTCTCTGTATACGATGTGCATTTTAACGCAACATGTGGCGTTTGGTGTTAATTCCCGAGTTCCCGGTACGTCCGAGAGTTCTTGCTGCACCAGTGGATGATGCGTTTCATGGCTTGTTCTATGTCGTGGTTTTGTCTTTGTGTAACTTTTGTCTGGGCAGCGCCTTTATTGGACGTCCATTTTTCTCCGCCTGAGATAGCAAGCATTTGTGCCGCTGCTTCTTCGGCGACATCACACAGGTCACCGAAGTACAGGCGATAGTGCTTGCCGCCACCGATTTCTTTCGTGTGCATTTCGATTCGTAATTCTCCGAGCCAAGGTTTAGGGCCGCTAATCTTTGGCCGGAATCGGTCGCCTACCGGCGCATCGAGCTCATACTCGGAGGCAATGGGATTTCCATTTTCGTCTTCACCAGAAGTGGGCGCGCCCTCACGTGCGTAGCGGCTCATGAGAGCTATGAGTTCTTGCCAGGTGGCGATATTTGTTTTCTTTAGCTCCTTGAGATCGTCAGTGCACTCCTGTGTCAATATCCACCGTTTGGGTGCGTGCTTCTGGTCTGTGGCGGGGAGGTAGACGTGTGGAGTATCGGGGAAGTAGTCGACCATATTTACGCTCCTCTCAGTTCATCGGCATGTTGAGCTCAGTCTTGTCGCTTCTTTCAGCTGCGCGCGCAGATTCGCCGCAACGTGTACATCGTCTAGGGTGATGAGGTTGGTTGCAGCCCATTTGTCTGTCCGGCGTTCAGGGGGAGGACGCTCCTTTACTTCTTTTTCTTTGCAGCAAAAGCTCCGAGCCATTTTGCGCCAACGTATCCACCGAACGGAATTGCAGCGAGCATGACAAACCCAGGCCATGCGGGTGTGTCAGTTCCTGGTTCTCCGAGAAAAGCCCCAATTAGCAATGCCACGATGAATAGGCAGACGAGCGCCCCAAGTAGACCACCGAGTAATTGGAGAATAATCTTCGGAACCTTTGCTAGCTGTTCCGATCCACGTTGACGTGCCTCATTGAATTGCGGGTGACTCTGTTCTGAGGGCTGTATAGCTGGCTTTGCTTCGCTAAACGTCGGCTGTCCGTGTAGCGAACCATCGTGTGTGTCAGCTGGTGTTTTTGGGGCAGCCGGTTTTGGAGAGTCTTTCTTCCGCAGGATCTCTGTCGGGTTCGGGGCTCCACCACGCTTTGACTCTGGGCGTTTCTGTGCGCGTTGGGTGGGAGTGCGTTTGCCTGTGTAGGCGGGAGGAACTTCGTAATTGTGGGCGTCTACCTCAAATGGCACAAGTTTACGAAGCGGGCTGATTTCCGGGTCAAGGTCATCGTTAGATAATTCGTTAGATCGTAATGCGTGAATCGTAACTTCTGCGGCCAATGATGACCCCTTGATTTTCCCGTACACAACGGTGGTAAGCCCCATTGCATCGAAGTGCTTAATAGCATCAACAAAGCGAGCACTCGATTGTTTTGTCAGAACCCCGATGGGTTCTCCATCGAGGCGAACCTCAACCTGCTCGAACTTTGTTTTAACCCCGCCTTCGATGATGTGAAGACTCACCAGCAGCAGGCCTTCACCGGATTCGGGCACGTAATCGAGTAGGTGGTCATAGTGCTCATTTTCTTTGGTGACCTGCAGGCTGGTGCCGATTGGAAGTAATGTCCAACCTTCAACCGGTGGGTCATTGAGTGGAACAAGGTAATTGAAATCATCGAGGTAAAGCTCGATGTTGGTAACTAGTTCCTTCTTGGGTCTATATGAGTCACTGTTGAGGTAGTCGTAATCGTCCCATTTCTCGTGTTCGTATGCGATGTAGGTAGCTTTGCAGACAGGTGTGTACCCACTCGCGACGAGACGCTTGATCTGTTGGTAGTTTCCTACTTCTGATTCCTTGATGTGACCGAGAACTTTATTGTCCCAGCGAACTGAAATAGCTTGGCGCGCCGGGCTGTATGGATTGTCTGGCTCTGGGGTTAGCTCTATCACGATTTCTGTTCGTTGGTATTCCTCGACATTGAGCCGAAGGCTTCTGATTAATGCTCTGTGGTTCTTCTTGTAGTACGAAGTCCCGACGACGAGATCAGGCGTGTAGCCCCGGAATTTAGAAAGGCTATATGTCGACTTCATTGTTTCTGTCTTTCGTATGTGTCTCGCCAGACAGCGAGTAGGTGGGTCGTGACGCCGAGTTCACGGGCGATAGCCCCGGGGTGTGGCCCGTAGATCGCTTCCGCTGTGGCGTATTCGGCGTGAGAAATGAGAAGTTCGGCTGCTAATTGGTCGGCTGCGCGTTCTGCTCTGGCATCGAAATGCGGGTTACCGGTTGGAGTATCGCCCCTGATGGCGTGTGCCAACTCGTGGGCTAGGGTGCACCGCCTGTTTATGGAGCCCAGTGTGGGGTCGAGCAGGATTGTCTGGCGGTGGTGGATGTATCCGCCGAGATCACCAGGGCGAAGCGACCTGCGGTAGTCGTCTTCCACGGTGATTCCCATGGATTCGGCGAGTTGTTCAAGCTCCGTCTCCGTAATCGTCATCGCCCTCCTCTGGTTCTGGGGTGCCGCGCTTGGCAACGTAGTCCAGATGTGTATCAGCTGGGACGGATTGGTAGTCGGAAAGTTCGAAAATGTTACCGTGCAGCGCTTCGTGGTCTTCTCGCTCCCGAAGCCTGCGGACGATTTCTTCCGCTAGCTCTAGATCGTCGTAGTTTTCGAGGTTTGAAACGGCTGCATAGTTCCGTACGTCTCTTGGGTTTAGAAACTCGATGGAAATAAGCACGCCGACTGGGTTAGCGCCGAAGTGTTTGGCGATTTCGACAATCATCTGCGGATCGTCGTTGTCTAGTTTCCTTCCAATGGTGGAGTGTGTTCCGCCGATTGCGTTGGCGAGGTCTCGGAGGGACATCCCACCCGTTACTGCGCTTGCCCACTCTTTCGCTTTGCTCATGGGATGAGTGTATCAAAAATGCGCCAGCAAGAAACCCGTGACCTGCACTGTAATAAAATTACTACACCTGAAATGGGTGGGGTGTTGCAAGCGTAATCCAGAATGGATTACCTTTAAGACAGGTGAGGCGGGGAATTACAAGGAGGTGATTCAGTGAGTTACGCAGTCAAGGTCAAGCGCGAGCAGATGAACGAACTACGCCGATTGACCCGAAAGAGCGAGACAGAGATGGCCAAAACCATCGGAGTTAGCCGGGGAACATACCGGCGTGCGATGGAGGGCGAAAACGTATCCGCAGCATTTATCGCGGGAGCGTCACTAGGTTTCCAAGTTCCTTTTGACTCACTGTTCTACACAGTCGAGACGGCAACCAAGCAGGCGGCATAAGAAAAGCCGCGCCGGGCACTGGGGAAGGTGTCGGGCAACAACCGTCGACAAACGAAAGGAGGAAATAGAGATGTGCGAGAACAAAAAGGAATGTCCCACCGCGCGAATGTTGCGAGTACCACAGTCGACGCGATGGGACAGTGGCCTAGTCGACAGGATGTTCGCAGACTTGCCGTTCAAGCCATGCGATACGTCGCTCCAATCCAGCAATCGTGTGGACGACTTGTCGAACAAGGGAGGCGAGTGCCAATACGGATGCAGATTTAATCCTGGCTGGATTGGTGTTTCCGGAGAAGCGAATCGACGAAGGGAGTTGGCTCGAATTCGGAAGCAACACGGAATCTCGCAGATCTGCGCTCAGTGCGGCGACGAATTGGTGCCGGAGTCCACTGCACGAAGACGACTGCATTGCAAAAGTCCTCGAAGCGCAATGATGTTTCGAATTCCAGAGAGTCTCCTGGACGCAGCAAAGGAGAAGTTGCGATTTTTTGCTCGCGGTACTCGGCATCTCGGTGAATCCACACGCTCACACGGTGAGCATTGCCGTCGCCGAAGTTTCCGCAAGACCCATAAATAATGAGCCGTTTCCCGTCTCTCGATGGATTGGAGAGTTCCCCGGTAAATGACCAGTCAACCAAGGGCCGATTCCACCAAGACCAAAGAGCAGCACCGCCTACGGAAGCGAAAGAGATGCCGGCTGCTACCCATGACGAGACTGTTCCGAAATCCATACATCAACACTAGTTGAGCTCTCAGAAACCGCTGGGCAGGGGAGCTATCCGGAAACAACACTCACAAGCGAAAGGAGGAAGCAGCGATGAAGTACATGGATTTAGCCAACGCTAGAGGGCAACTGCGTCAACGAATGTTGACCAGGCTCCATGACAGTGGCTTAAGCCAGTATCTAGTCATCAATGATGAAGAGTTGCTCGAACAACTCGATGGCCTTACTGAGATACATTTCTGCGTTGGCCATTCGGTCATCGAGGCTCCAAACACCGTAGCTGCGAGGAATTCGCTGGACCCAGTCGGCTACATCGAATTGGAGACGCCAAGTGATATCTACTCCGTCATCCGAGTTGAGTTCGATGCCGCGGCGGAGCGCGATCCACGCGGCTTCCAACTCCTCATCACCCCGGATGAAAGCCTCGAGCTGATTGCATACACCACAGCGCGAGGTGTCGATGGCCGGGCTGTTGGAATTGACCTGCAGCTCGATGATGCGCCACACAAGGGAATGTCCCCGTCGATGGCGGTCAATTCGAGCGAGTTCATGAATCCACCACAGCGCACTTCCGCTGGATCCTCCGGTGGCGTGATAGGGCTGCGTGCGTTCAATGGCTCGGCGAATCCTATCGGAAACTCCATAGGTATTGCACGAAGCGAAAGCGTCAGCAGATCTACACAACGGGTAGGAAATCCGGCCGGCATGTGGCGGAGGGTCCAACTTGGTTTCTCGGACAACGATTTCGTACATCAGCCCGTCGAGGGCGGCACGAAGTTGGTACAGCCACTCTCCGAAGATGAGGGACAGCTCGGTTGGCACAGGTGCGGTCGTATGGAGGCGAAAGGAGCGGATATCGCCGTTGCTTACAACCCGGCGCTCAATCGGGTTCGCCTTCAGATGTTCGGCACCAAGACTCCACAGCTCGTGGCGGTGCGAAGCCGCTCGCTCTACTCGAGCTATGAGGCGCCTGAATTCGTTTTCACTCATGGACAAATCGTAACGGCTGACACTAATCCAACTGCGTCAACAAAACGGATCAGCAAAGGGGAGCACACGTGGAATTAAAAGCAGCAATAGGAAACACGAGAATCGACGCCACCGAAAGCGAAATCACAATCACGAATACGGACAACGACACATCAGTGGCGATTCCTTACCGGGCAGTCGGCACCGTTGTCGAAGTATTGGAGCTCGCAGATAGGTGTCGCACTCCTTTTACACATCCATATGTAGCCAGAGCAGTCCGTTGGTCGGACTACAGCAGATTGGCGAAATAAGAGACGAAAAAGGAGGAGAAGAAATGGGTACTGTCTCGCTAATTATCAACATTGTGTGCGCGCTCATTGCACTTGCAGCCGCGATTTACATCAAGCGTCTGAAGTAGGCACATTGACTGACTTGGTCTGCTTATCGCCGTCAGAGTCGACCCAATGGAGCTTGTATATCCCGCTAAACGGGAGCAGCACCTCGACGCGGTCACCGTGTTCGAGCCGTTCAGCAGTTCCATCACGCATAAAACGCTCTTGATCCTCGCGGGTCGGACGCACTTCAACATTGGTGATTGTCTCACCAGTGTCGTTGATAACTACATAGAGCTTTCTGTTCGAGTGTTCGAGCCGAACATTTCGCCGATTCGCCGACTCCTGCCTTTTGGCGATATCAGACATGACTTGTTGCGCTTCTGCGAGTTTCCGTTGGGCTTCAGCAGCGATCGCGGCACTTCGAGCTGCTCGATCAGAACTCTCCGCAGCCTCTTTCTGAGAGAGCTCCGCAGTTCTACGGGATTTTCTGGCTTCGAGTGCTTGCCACCCGGCGAATACGGCAGAAGCAACCGCGATGACATTACTAACTATTGCTGCGATATCCATGACTACCAGCATAAAGGCAGATAAATAAATACAGCCCGAATGGTTACTCAGGGGTTCGATTCCTCTGCCGGGCACTGGCGCGTAGGCGATATGAGAATCGGTCGCCGCAAGCCAGCCACAATGCCGTGGGCCTTTCGCACGGCGGTTTGGCTGCGCGCCTCACAAACCAAATAAAAGGGCCCGCCCCCGCTAGCACCAGGGACAGGCCGAAAGTGTTGAAAGGAACACTGCCATGAAGCATACCGCAAGGAATGAGGTCACCATGCCACCGCAAGACCAAGTGATGTGGACACCCAAGGAAGTCGCCAAGCATTTCCGAGTACACGTGAACTATATCTACGCGCTCTTAAACGCAGGTCGTCTGCAGTACGTGGGGCCTCGCCGTCGACCAGGATCACGACGCCCGTACCTCATCCATGTCACCGAGGTTCATCGCATTGAGCGCGAAGGGCTTCCAGAAGCACCAAGGGGAGCAGCATAAATGAGTAATCCAAACGTTAAGTTCAGCCGCTCAATGTGGCGCGACGCCTACGATTTGCTGGACCACGTCAACACCAGGAACAAATTGCAATGGGCAATGTCGCTGATTCTTGCCGCATCCTCTTTCGTAATGGTCATCATTACCGGCTACGACAATTTCAATTTTGTGCCAATCATTTGGACAATCACAACAATTTTTTGGTTGTGCACGACGGTCTTTATTTCAAAGTCTGTCAAAAACATTGAGCGTGTTCTTCAGATGAAAAAGAAGAACAGTGGCGTCTCTGCGCCCCGGTATTGGCCGGAGGCATGACATGAAACAGCTTCGTCGAGTTCGCTCACCGAAGAATCGGTGGGTGCTCGTAGTAGTCCCCGTGCCCCGCGGTGGCAGGAAACCGGCCACGATCGATTTCGAGGTGTCGTTCGGTGATGTGATGTCAGAGATGCCTCGTAGCCTGAGGTTTCCGGCAACACTGCCTCGGCGGTTAGGCCGGCATGGGGATGGGCAGCAGTTCATCACCAGAGGGGCCTTGGAAAACCTGGTCACTTTCAATAAGGATGACAAGCGCGTTATGCGCCAGCTTGAGGAGTTCATCGAGCACATCGCAAGTGAGGTGCAAGGTGAACCAGAAAGATAAGCCACGGTGCGCCCGCCGAATCTCAGACGGTCGCTGGCAGGTAGCAATGACAGGGATTCCGCCGGCCGTGATCTGCAATTCGCTGCAAGACGCTTTGAAGACCGCGGTGGGTATTAAGGAAGTTCCGCCCGGCGATTACGAGGTGTGCCGGCTTGATGCTCGGGGGAATGTTCTCGAGCTCATCGAACTGGGAATGTCAGTAGAACATATCGCTGAGTCAGCTCGAGTGCGCTGTGAAGCAGTGGAAGCAATCATTTCCGGCACTGCATCCGTCTCCATGGCTGACGTTAATGCGATGGCGCAGGTTGAGTTTGCGCTGTCAGATGCGGAAGCCACTGCGCTAGATCTCCTGCACTTCACGTCATTAGGGGCCACCCTTCGGGAAGCGATTGCATGGTGCCGAAAAAGGGATGGCCTGTCTGCGCAGAAAGCGTGGGCTGCAGTTCCCGTCGTCAAGCAGCGTATGGAGGGGCTGAAATCAGCATGATGCGCCGACGATGGCTGATTTTCCAGATGAAGGTCGAAGCCCACGTGTTGCGGATAGTCCACCGCGGCGAAAAGCACTAAGCAGCCGATAGTAGCGAAAATGAGGAGGAAAAATGCCACGCCAAAGGTCTTGTAGGCACTGCGGTTTCCCTATCCGGTGGGCATGCACACCATTGGGGCATCGACTTGCCCTTGATGCATCGTCTGACCCAGATGGGAACGTGCAGATCGTACATGGTGCTGCCGTGTTCCTCAGTGAGGAAGAAGCTCTGCGGAAGCGGTCTCAGGGGTATTTGCTGTTCCAACAGCATGTGTGCGCCGGTGCTCATGGTAAACGGCGAGCGGGCATGCCTGAGCGGGAGAAACAGCGCATGCAACAGCGACGTGTTGCGCGTGAGCGCAGACGGCTCAATGAGATGACGAAGAACCATAAAGCGACAGCTAGATGACATCAGATGAATCAGCTGCGCAGCGTTGGTGGGAGCAGCAGCAAACGCGGCGCCAAATTCAGATTTACCGATTCCTTGGCCCTCGTAAGCGCCCCACCCGCACTGAGATTCCAGGGCAATTAACCATTGATGGACAGGAGATTCCAAGAAATGACGACAGCAGCAGATGATGTAGACGTCGTTGATGCGACGCCGAAAGCACAGCAGCGTCGGCACTTCCGGTTCGTGGCGCCAGCCGTAGAGTTCTCGAACGCGTTGAAGGCAGTCCACCCAATCGCAGTGCCGGGCGATACCGCGGCGCAGTTCGATTCGATTCGCATTGATGTTCGCGAGGATTCGACGGTCACTGTCTCTGCGGCCAACCCGATGATGATGGGCGCCGCGGAAGTGCCCGGTGTCGACGTGATCGCCTCCGGTTCGGTGGATGTCGCGCCTCGAGTCGCGAAGGAGTTAGCCGAAGTTGCGATTCAGAAGGTAACGAACGCTGGGCCGGTTGAGGTCGAGGTTGCCGCTTCGGCGGACTTCATTGAGATAGCGCTTGTTTACGGTTTGCCATTTGAACCGCATAAGACGCGTCGCCCGGTGCAGTCGCCGAGGCAGCCGCTTGAAGGAGTCGCGAAGCATGTCTCCGAGGTGCTGCAGGAAGTGCACGCGAAGGAGCGGAGTTCCGCCATGGTCTCGCAGTCCGGCGTCCTTACTCGTGCGACACCGGCGCAGGAAGTCGCGTTGCAGAAGGCAGCGCGGGCTATTGGGGCTGTGGTGACTCGCTTCCCTTCGACGGCCGAAGCGAAGTTTGTGGCCACGGCTCCGCAGCTCGCGGTCGTGTGGGTCTGTAATCCGGACGGGTCGAATCCTGCGGACGGTGACGAGGAGAAGTTGGACGGCGTCGACGAGCAGCAGAACACCGGGTCGCCTGCTGCGCGACGTGTTGTTGTCGCGCGGCCGTTGGGAGGACTGTCGTAGTCATGACGCTCCAGGTGAAGAAGACGGGAAGTAGCTTTTTGCCGTGGGTTGTTGAGGACGATACCGGTGGCATCGCGTGGTGTGGCTCGTGGGAAGACGCTGTTAGGACTGCGAACGAGTACGCCCGCGAGGTGGAGGTCCAGCTCGTGCGGCCGGACAAGCTGTTCATTGAGCATTGCTACTCATGGGATGTTGGGCGTTACGGCCGTGATATCGCACAGTTCGGCGATGTTGAAGCATCTCGGAGTATGTCCGCCTGTGGTAGCCCCCAGGTTCGCCTGGGGGACATTGAGTTCGCCTCAGTCGACGAGGCTCGTCGGACGGCAGCGCAGTTGCTGTCTGCATGTCAGTGGGCGCAACGGCCGGCAGTAACGGGGAAGGTTTCTTGATGGGTGACAGCGGCGTAAGCAATAACAAGGCCGTCAGGCAGTTCTGTGTGGTGGCGTCAACAGATGGCGGATACACATGGAATTCATTGCGCGTCGCTGGGGTGACATGGATGAGCGCAGAACAGGCACAAGATGTGCACCAGGCGTGCAGTCTGCGGGCCCGCACATATGGCTTGCCTGTGCGGTACCGGGTGCTGTCCCGCACTGTTTCTGCGAACACCATGTGGCCTTATCCGTCTGATGAAGGTGATGACCAAGCCGGTTATCACGAGGAAAGCGAGGATTAGCCGTGGCGCTACCAGTGCCTTGTTGTAGAGATCCGTAAGCAGTTGTGTTGGTTCATTTTGTTACCGCGCCGGTTTTTGATTTGGAGTTCGAAGAATGATTGTTACCGCTTCCCATATTTCTGCTGGGCAGCCCCGGTCCGGGAGTGATGCACCATGGCATGGGTAAGGGTCAGCGATACTTTCAACGAGGCCCCGGAGTGGATGCGAGCCTACGAGCTGGCAGCCGAACGTGGCGATGACCGTCTGGTCAGTGAACTCAAAGGCGCGGCGTCAGCGTTGTTTACGCATTCTGCGCAGCAGTGGACGGATTACAAAATCACCTATGGTGCAGCCGTCCGGCATATCGGCATTAGCCGGGTGGAGCCTGTACTTCAGGATCTGATCACTATCGGGATTATCACCGAGGTGGAGTCTGAAGGTGAGCGGCAATTCGTGCTCGTTGAGCGTGAATCGTTTGTTCATGTCATCCGCTCAGATGCGAAGTCGAAGGCAACGAAACGCCGCAACGATCAAAACCGTGCTGGGTTGCAGGTGCCGGTCATGCTCCGTGATGGAGACCAGTGCCGGTACTGCGGTGATGAAGTGGTCTGGGGCGATAAGAAGTCCGATCGTGGCCGTGAGTACGACCACCGTGACATCGATGCGCCGACGACCCCAGACAATTATGTGACGGCATGCCGTGGCTGTAATCAGCTGCGGCATGAATTAGGCGAACGCGCCGAGGAGGAACTTCCGCTCCTCGACCCACCAGAGTCTCCAATGTATGGCCCGGAGCTGCGCAAGAAACTCTCCCGCTGGGAGGGATTCGTTGCGCGCTGGTGCAAGAAGGAGGGACTCCCGAATCCACTTATCGCGGACGAGGTTGAGGCCCAGGACAACCCGACAGCCAGTCGGGCAGTGACCCCTTCTCAGGAAGAAAAAACGGTACGCGCTACGTCCCCGGCCGCGGGCCCAAGCCAGGAGCCCGGCAAGCCGCAGTTCCCCAATACTGATTCCCATGGCCAGGTTGAGTCTGAGGGTAGAGCCGCCAAAGGGAGTTCTCGGCAGCCAGCCGAGACTATTCAAGTCAATGTTGTCCAGTCGCTTCCGGCACTCCCCGCACACCATGCGGGCGGTGCGCCGCAGGGCCGTAAGGCATCGCACGTGCGCGATGCCGGTCCCGCCAAAGGAGCGGAGCCTTTCGCACGTCGCCGTCGCCGACGCCGCCGCAACTAGTTTTCGAGTACACGCCCCGCGATAGGAGGGGCGAAAAACAAACGAGCTTGCGGTGCGTCCAAGAGAGCCTACGCGCTTTTGACGACGCGGCCTTTGTCATACCCAAAAACTTTCCCGTCGACGAAAAAACCGTTCGACAAGGGGAGTGGTTGTCGGGCTGGCACCGGGTCGGGTCGGGACGGGTCGGGTCGGGTCGGGTCGGGAGGGCTTTTAAATATCCCTCCCCCTCTCTTTCTTTCCACCCCCCTTACCTTTGTTGGTTCTCTAGTTCTTTTTGTTGTGGCTTGTTGATTGGAGCCTTATGCCACCGTTGTCGCCGGACCAGGTTGAGCAGCTTGGTCGTGCATTGTCCGCGATTGAATCTATGGCCCCCGCCCTCGCTGAGATGATGGTCCCCTCGCCGCCTGCCTCCGGGGTCAATGGGGGCCGTCCCCCGAGTGCCCGGGGGTCTCGCCCGCCGCTACCGGTGTACTTGCTGGATGTGGAGTACGCGGCGGAGTTGTGTCTGTGGGACTGGGCGCAGGCGCTGGCCTACGAGGTGCAGTGCCGGCCGCCAACCAGTCGACGCCTTGAGCACGTGGCTCGGTGGCTTCATGATCGTGTGCATGATGTCGCGGAGCGTTCGTGGGCTGATGGCGTGCTCGTCGAGGTTGAGCATCATCGGCGGGTGATAGGCGATAGGGTGAGTCCACCTGAGCCGGTAGCGCGGCGGGAGGTTCCGCAGCAGGGTTCTGCGCGTCAGGTTGCCGATGCGCTTGCGGTGCTGGGTGTGCGTGTCAGTCACACGTCGTTGAGGACGTGGGCGAAGCAAGGTGAGATTCCAACGACGCTGAGCGATGAAGGCGTGGAACTCTTCGACATCGCAGACTGCATCCGCGCAGTCGCAGCACATCAGTGTGGCGACGACACGCGGTCGACAGGGTAGAACTTCGTGACCTGCGGTTTACAGTCTGTGTGCTAAGCTACGCTTGACTGAAGCGCATGCTCTTAAACCGGACTTAGGTTTGAGGGCATTTTCTTGTATGCGGCTCTCCTCGCCAGTGGCACAGCCGGGAAGGGATTCCCAATGTCCAGAACTGGAAACATTCACTACCGAGCAAAAAGAGCTCGCTTACTAGCTGGCGACGGGCTTGTCTGCGCCCGCTGCGGTCTGCCTATCGACAAGACACTGAAGTTCCCAGATCCATTCAGCGCGACGGCTGACCACATCACCCCAGTAGCCGCCGGCGGCCATAACCTCGGCCCCCTCCAACCGATGCACCTGTGCTGCAACCAAGCAGAGGGAGCCAAAGGGCATCGGGCAGCAAAGGTGAAGCCTAAGCACGTTAGAAACTGGTAGCGCATGTGAAGCCCCTGGGGAGGGGCCCCTGTCCCGACCACGGAAGCAAAAGGGGCACTGCATTGCCTGGATACCTCCCCTGACCTGCGAAAATGAAGTGTGACCAGGTAGGGACATCCTAACAAAAACAGAACAAAGGAGCAGCCAATGAATCAGCGGCTTACATGCATCGTCTGCTCCACACCCCTGACGGGGCGGCAACGGTTCTACTGCTCAGGCCGATGCAGAAAACGCGGCCAACGCCACCCCGACCTCTACCCAAAACCACAGCCCCGAAAGCCCAACCCCACGGCACAACCGCCCGCAGAGATACCCCGCGCTGGGCGTATCACCACCGCGGTCCGCCGCAACAACAAGCAAGACGTACTGGACGAACTGCTCCTACGCCTTGCAATGGAAATCGACCAGGCGACCGACCCGAAAACAATCGCCCCGCTGTCAGCACGCCTCATTGATGTCCTCGACCGAGTAGAAGACGCAGACACCGATTCGCAGAAGGGAGGAAGCTTCCTTGACGAACTCACTGCACGCCGTGCCCAGCGCCCCGAGGCTGGGTAGCCAAATGCCAAGCTTCCTCGCCAAGCCGAAAACCCCCGTAGCCGACATCTACGACGGCGAAGACTACATCGCCCTAGCCAGCGCCTGCGGCCTTATCCCAGACGAATGGCAAGAAGGCATCATCACCGGCATCACAGCAAGAGACAAAGACGGGCGCCTCGTCGCCAAGCGCGCCGGGCTGTCTGTTCCTCGCCAGAATGGTAAGAACGGTGCCCTTGAGGTTTTGGAGCTCGGGCAGATGGTTTTGTCCGGTCGGCGGATTATTCATACAAGCCACGAAGTGAAAACGTCGCGTAAGGCATTTATTCGTTTGGCGTCGTTCTTCGAGGAGAACGATGAGCTTGCGAAGTTGGTGAAGAATATCCGTAAGGTCAATGGCCAGGAGCAGATTATTCTCACCAACGGTGGCTCGTGTGAGTTTATCGCTAGGTCAAAGTCGTCGGGGCGTGGCTTCACGGTAGATACTCTGGTTCTTGATGAGGCGCAAGAGCTTCGGGACGAAGCGCTCGAGGCGTTGCTGCCTACGATCGCATCGGGGCCAGCCGGCGACCCCCAAATCATCATGACTGGCACGCCGCCGGACCCGACAGACATTAACGGTGAAGTGTTCCGGCGAATGCATGACGCCGCGCACTCTAACGAAGATGACACTTTGTGGTGGGCAGAGTGGTCTGTCCTCGCCGATGACGATGTCGAGATAGACGCTGATGATCGCGACCTGTGGTACCAAGCAAACCCAGCACTTGGAAAGCGTATGCGTGTCGAAACTGTCGCTGCCGAGCGTGCAGCTATGGCGGATTCGTCGTTTCGTCGCGAGCGTCTTGGCATGTGGGAGCAGGAACGTAGCGCGCGAATCTTGCCGATTGAAGATTGGACAGCGTGCGCTGACCCGAACTTGTCTGATGATGGGGAGCCGGTGGCGTTAGCAATTGATATTGCTCCGTCGCGTGATTCGGCGTCTATCGCGGCTGCCGGCATGACTGTTGATGGTCATGTGTGGGCGGATGTGATTGAAAACCGCCGCGGCACACCTGAGTGGGTTATCCCGCGGTTGAAGGCGATTCTGGAGAAACAGGAAGCCCGCGCGGTACTCATCGATGTGTTGTCGCCGGCTGGCTCGCTGATTGACCCGTTGGAAGCGGAGGGCATCAAAGTCTCGCGCATCGGGTCGAACATCATGGCCGCAGCAACGGCGCAGCTTTACGACGCTGTGATGTCGCATGATTTCCGGCATTTGGATCAGCCCTCTCTGAACCTTGCCGCTGCAGCTGCCAGGAAACGAAAACTTGGTGACGCATGGGCGTGGAACCGGTCGAACCCGGACGCGGACATCACACCACTGGTGGCAGCGACGCTGGCATGCACAGGACGGACCTACACGAGAGCGAAGCGCCCGGTGAAACCAACAAGGGCTAGAAGGAAGGTGACGGTATGGTAGCGGATGTTTTCTCCCGCGAGGAGAAGGCACTGGTGGATTCGATGCTGGCGCAGATTGTGGCGCACTCGGCGGCGAACCGTGAGCATGAGTCGTACTACGACGGCTCATTCACCGCCCACCTGCTGAACATCTCGACCCCAGAGCATATCGGCAGGATGCTGAAAACCGTCTCCGGCTGGGCTGGCACAGCAGTTGATGTGCTCGAGGAACGCCTGGACTTCCTCGGATACGCCGATGATGACTTGGTCGAAGCGTTCGAGGCGAATGCTTTGGATGAGGAGTCCGGACAGGTTCACCTCGACACACTTATCTACGGCATCGGATTCGTCTCAGTAACCGGTGGCGGTGAAGGGGAACCGGAACAGCTCATCCGTGGCCACGACGCAAACAACACCACAGGCCTACTAAACCCGCGCACCCGACTGTTCGACGCGGCACTAACCCGCGAGGTCAAAGACGGCGACATCGTCGGTGTGGACCTGTGGCTACCAGACCAGGTAGTCAAGGCCCGCAGGCAACGTCATGGTTCCCCGTGGGAGATTGTCGACCGGAAACGCAACAACCTCGGCGCGGTACAGATCGTGCCATTTATCAACCGTGCCCGCATCGGCGACCGCGGCGGCAAATCAGAAGTAACCGCGCCACTACGCCGCTACGCAGACGCAGCAGTGCGCACCCTGATTTCCATGGACGTCAACCGCGAGTTCTTCTCCGCACCACAGCGCTACGCAATCGGCATGAGCGCTGATGATTTCGTCGGCCCCGACGGCCGACCTCTGAATCCTTGGCAGATTCTCACAGGGCGCGTATGGTCAACCGGCGAAGTCGGCGACGATGAACGCGAACCAAAACTCGGCGAATTCGACCCACAACCACCAGGACCATTCCTCGACCAAATCGAGGGACTCGCGCAACTCGCAGCAGCAGAAGCAGGCTTGCCGTCACACTACTTCGGCCTACGAGGAGACCAAGCAACATCAGCCGACGCTATCCGCGCGATGGAAGCACGCCTGGTCAAACGCGCGGAGCGACGCCAAAAATCGTTTGGCCGCTCTTGGTCGCAGGTTTCCCGCCTGGTGCGCGCCGGGCGGGACGGTGAACGTGTCGCAGACGTTGAGGCGTCCCGTACACGCTGGGGCAACCCGGCGACACCAACGGTTGGGGCGACGATGGACGCGATGGTCAAGGCCGTGCAGGCAGGGCTCGCGCCGGGTAATTCCCGGGTGATTTGGGATCGTGTCGGTTTCACCCCGGAGGAACAGCGCTTGTTGGAACGTGAAGTTGCAAAACGGGATGCGATGCAGCGTGCAGCGTTGATTGCTAGTTCCGTGCAGGTTTCCGGTGGAGATATGGAAGCACAGCCGCGTGCTCGAAGCGGTGTAGATCTAGACACGTTTCTATCTGGTAGCGACTCCACTGGTCTTTAGTCGTTTGGGGGTGGTGTGATGCCGACGCATGATGAGTACGCCGACTATATGGCGCAGCTGCAACTGTTGGCACAACAGGACTTGGCCGGGTGGTGGGCAAACACTGATGGGATGGCTCCGCCGTTGCGGATGGACACTATGCGTGAAGCTTTCGACGCCGTTCAGCGTACATATGGAGAGCAGGCGGCGTATGCTGCAGCCGAGCATCTGTTTCTCAACAGGCAGCTCGATGAAGCGCTGGCTGGCGAGGAATTTCCCGAGGTGGCTAACCCGGCGGAGTATGAGCAAGCGCGCGCTGGTTTCAATTGGGCTACGAAGGAGTACCGGCGCAATTTTGATCCAGCTTTGGTTGCTGTTGCAAGAGAAAAACTAGATGGTGTGTTAGTGCGTCTCGTTGCACAGCCTGCCCACGAGACAGAAATTCACGCGACTCTAAAAGCAGGAACGGGGTTCGCTCGAATCCCGGAACCCGGGGCATGCACGTTTTGCTTGATGCTTGCCTCGCGTGGGGCGGCATACTCGCGCGAAACGGTCGTCGGTCTGGCGAGGTTCCACGACAACTGCCGATGCGTGGGCATCGAAGTCAAGGATGATTCTCAGTTGCCGCAGATCAACAGGGATCTCGAAAAGCTCTGGAAGGAGGCAGGCAACAAGGCCAAGTTCGACGAGTTGATCAACAGCCGGCGTGCGGCGGCCGGAGGAAGAAGATCGGATACCAACGCTAAGGCGATCCTGAGGTGGAAGTCCGACAGGACAAGGGTGGATAGGTCGATTCCCTACGACCATATTCACCAGTGGAAGGTACGTGGAAAGTCGATCCGCGGTGGTCACGATTCAAGCGAACTGGCTGATATTGCGGAGTACGTTCGCCGGAACCGGAAACACTTGCGGCAAGTAGACAAGACGTTCTTTCCGCCAATGCCAAAGCATGTGTTGGACTCGTGGCTGGATAGCGCTGGCGGAGTTCATGCAGTAATCGATGAGCCTGACGTTATCGACGACAAGGGCAAGTACGGGGTAATCTTGACGAAGCAGGTGACAGATCCTCGGGGTAACGAACTCGATCTGGTTGTCCAGCTGGCTCCGGCCAAGCCGACGAGCGGATATGACCTCAAAATTACGAGTGTCTTTCCCGCGCGAGGAGAACGCGTACGCGGAATTGACGAAGATGGAAACATACGGGAGGTGACCTTCAACGATGGGTATCGTTTCGTTGTGTCAGAAGATCGAGAAGGAGTCTAGCCCGCGGGTGCAGTTCGACCGGCTGCATGGAGCAGGCGGCGACCTGACCCTCGAAATCTTCCTTAACGATCTCGTCGACGCCCGAGCTCATGTGCCTGAATCTCTCAAGCGTGAGTTCCTTATGACCTGGGCCGATGAACCAATCGTCTTCGATGCAACCCCGGGGGAAGGGGAAGAGGGCGTTACTCACGACCTCGTTGTCGAGTTCGCCGCGATGGACCCGGTAATCGACCTCGGCCCGAACTGGACCTGATCAAAATCACGCCCTAATCAGCCCGGCCGCCCCACTATGGGGCGCGCCGGGCTTCCTCATGGAAGGTCCCCGCCCGCGGTGGGCAACCGGTTTCGAAAACCGGCATGGGACGTCACGGCGTCGGGGTTCGATTCCTCGGCCTTCCGCGACCCCACACCCAGGTTGGTAGCGGGGTTTTCTTATCCCATAAACAGGCCACCTAGTTGGGTAAGGCAGGGTGCAATTCCCTGTATGGCCACGGCATTGACCCCACATCCCCTGGCGGGCTCTGTGGGGTTTTTGCATGTCCAAGTGTTTTTCTCCCAGGAGGGGCAAACAAATTTATGTCTACGAATGAAGCGGCCGCTGATGTACCGGCCTCCGATTCCACGCCAGATACTCCGGCGCAGGCTGAACCTGCTCGCGAGAATCACGGCGCGGAAGAGCAGGAAATGACCATCGAGGATTACAAGTCCACGTTGGAGAAGGTTCGTCGTGAGGCGGCGAAGTATCGCACGGAAAACAAGGAACTGCGCCCGTTGGCGCAGCGCGCTAAGGAAGCCGAAGAAGCTGGCAAGAGTGAGCTGCAAAAAGCCCAGGAGCGGATTGCGGCATTGGAGGCAGAAAAGCAGGCAAGTGTTCTTGCCGCGACACGCGCAGAACTTGCAGCTAAGCACGGTATCCCGGGCGAGTTGATTTCTGGTGATGATGCCGAATCGATGGCGGAGTCTGCAGCGGCTATTGCTGCATACGTGGACAAGCGGCTGGGGGAGTCGGCGAAGCCGAGTCTGCCGGTTGTTGAGTCGGTCGGTCGTTCTAGTGGCGGCGTTGATCGTGACTCGCAGGCCAGGGCAATCCTCGGCCTGAAATAACAAGACTAGGCCACAGGTTGTGGCAGAAAGGACAGGTAGCATTATGGCTACTCTGACTGCAGAGACTCTGACTGGGGGAAACGGCGGCTCCGCGCTGCTGCCCCGCAGTGTCTCCGATGAGATTTGGAACGCAGCGACTGCACAGTCGATTGTGCCGACGCTGGCGAAGGCTCACCCGGTGATTCTGGGTGAGAACATCATCCCGGTTTTGACTAAGCGCCCGTCCGCGTCGATTGTCGGTGAGCTGGGTAACAAGCCGGACTCCGAGTTTGAGGTTGGCGCGAAGTCCATCAAGCCGATTAAGGCTGTTGTTGGCCTGGAGTTTTCTATGGAGACTCTGGTGGCTAACCCGGCGAACACTATGGACATGATGAGCGAGGAACTGTCGGCAGCTCTTGCCCGCCAGATTGACCTTGCAATCATCCACGGCCGCCAGGCCTCCGACGGCGCCGCGCTGTCCGGCAACCCGGAGTTCATTAACCAGACCACCAACCGTGTCAAGGTTGCCGGCACTCCGGAGACCGCGGACTCGGAGCTGTGGCAGGGCTATGACCTTGTTGTCGGCGGCTCCACTGCACGCGATTTCACTGGCTTCGCTATGGATCCGCGCATGGTGTCCATGCTGGCCAATGCCCGAGATAAGGAAGGCCGTCGCCTGAACCCGGAGATTCCGATGGGCGGCCAGGTCACTAACTATGCAGGCCAGCCTGTGGCTGTGTCCCGCTCGGTGTCTGGCCAGATGGACGCATCTGCGGACACGAAGGTTCGCGCGTTCGGTGGCGATTGGAATGCTCTGCGTTTCGGTCGCGCTCTGGATATTGCCCTCAAGCGCATCGAGTACGGTGACCCGTTCGGCAATGGTGACCTGCAGCGCCGCAACGCGGTGGCTTTCCTGACGGAGGTTATCTTCGGTTGGGCAATTCTCGACAAGGACGCTTTCGTCGCTTACGAGCTCGGTAGCGAGGGCTAGAGCGATGAAGCTTGTCAACAAGGCGAACGGCGTCGAGGTGTCTGTGTGTGATGAGCGCGGCCAGGAGCTGCTCTCGGAGGGCGCATGGGAGCGTATCGACGCGCCCAAGAAAACCACGCGGCGGAATTCGCGTTCGAAGACAGCTACTGAATAGCAGCTCTGCTGCTAGGGGAGGAGGAAGTGATGCCAGTCATCATCACCGTTGAGGACATCCACGTTTTCAACAAGGACATCCCCACCGAACAGGCCGAGATCCTAATTCGTGATGGTTTGGCGCTCGCCAGGCGTGTAGCGCCCTGCATTGACGATGAGGAATTCGCATTCGCTGATGCAGCTGCTGCGATTATTCGTGGCGCGATTCTCCGTTGGGCGGAGTCTGGCTCCGGTGGTATCACGCAGCGGCAAATGTCGGCTGGCCCATTCGCGCAGAACTTGTCGTTCGATAACCGGCAGTCGCGGCGCTCGCTGTTTTTCCCATCGGAGATAACCGAGCTGCAGGATCTCTGCAAAGCATCGAATACGGATGGGGCGTTTGGTATCGACACGATTGTCGACCGTCCGTCGCGGTGCGTGCGTGACTACGAGGGCTGCCCGTACCTGATGGGGTCGGTGAACTCGCCGTGTGAGGCATGCGGTGAAACACTCCGGCCTGGCTGGTGGTTGGGGGCGCGATGACTAGTCCGTACCAGTGCGAATATGCCGTTGAGGTGCTGCGGCGTGCGGTGAAGGTCAACGAGTTCGGCGATGAAGTTGAGGTGCCAGGAGCACCGGAGACTGTCGCCGTTTTTGGTTGGTACGTCGGCGGGCGCGTGGAAGGCCGACCAGATGGCCACGTCTATCAGGTGGAGTGGGACGCCACACTCTACGCCCCGGTGGAAGCCCGTATTCATGCCGGTGACCGTGTCCGCCTTCCTGGTGTCGGCGAGTTCACCCTGATTGGTGAGCCGTCCAATTGGGATAACAACCCGTGGTTCAGCCCTGGTCTCGTAGAAGTCAGGCTTAAAAGAGTAGGTGACCGCGATGGATCTTAAGTTCAACGTCAAGCGCGTGAAGCTGCACAACTCCGCTTTTACAGAGATGCGCAAAGACGCCAACCTAGTAGCCGATTTGGAAGCCCGCGGCCGGGCTATCGCCAACGCTGCAGGCTCCGGCTACGAGGTGTCCTCCTATTCGGGTAAGACCCGTCACCGCGTCTCTGTGATTACCGAGTCGTATGAAGCGGCCAAGGACACTGCGGAAAACAACACACTGCTCAAGGCGCTGGATGCGGGGCGGTAACAGGTGGCTATTCGTTCTGCGGAAAAAGTCGCATTGCTGATTCTCCGCGATGCCGGGTTCCGGGCGCATGTGACACCACCTCGTGACGTCACAGCGCCGTATATCCGGGTGAATCGCGTCGGCGGCATCATGTCGAACCTGGTGACTGACGCTGCGATGCTCGCGGTAGCGGCATACGCGGCTGACCCAGCAGAAGCGGCAAACATGGCAAACAAAGCACGCGAAGCCTTATTCGCGGCGCGCACAACAATGGTTGGAGACGCATGGGTGCGGTGGTGGAAAGAATCAGCCGGCCCCGCAAACTTCCCTGACCCAACCTCAAAACTGACCCGGTACCAATTCTCCGGGCAGCTGATGATTGCAACAAACCTCGACTAACACAGTCGGGGTTTTACTCATTTTTAAGGAGAAAACCATGGCACTTGGAAATACCAAGAATGTTCTCGCCGGTATCCCCGACGTTGCCGGCGGCCTGTGGGTCAAGGACCTCATCGAGGACCCGGCGCAGTACCCGAAGGCAGGCGCTGACCTCAAGGCCGATGGCTGGACTCACGTTGGCTTCATTTCCGAAGACGGCGTGACCGAAGCCAATGAGCGCGACACTGAGAAGGTCAAGGCGTGGGGCGGCGACACCGTGCGTGTCCTGCAGAACGACCACACCCAGACCTTCGCATTCTCGTTCTTCGAGCTCGGTAACCCCGAGGTTCTGAAGCTCATCTACGGCGATGAGAACGTCACCGTTGGCTCCGACGGCAAGGTCGAGGTTAAGCAGAACTCCAAGGTTCTGCCGCACAAGTCCTTCATGATTCAGGTGCTCGATGGCGCCACGAAGATTGACAAGTTCATCCCCGATGGCCAGATTATCGAGACTGGTGAGCTGCAGATGACTCACTCGGCTGTCATGTCGGTTGAGGTCACTGTGGAGGCGTTTGTCGATAAGAAGGGCAACAAGGTCTACACCACTCAGTCCACTGCCGCAGCGCCAGCTGACGAGGGTGCGTCGGAAACGACTGAGGAGAACACTGACCCTTCAACTGGCGACCAGTAGTTGGGTAGCGCGCCGGGCGGTCGCGCTAAAGGGAAGTTACCGCCCCTCTTTTCTCTCATTTCACTGCACACAAAAAAGGACAGTTCTATGGCTCTTGAAAAGTTCCACCACGAGTTCGACGGCAAGAAGTTCACTCTGCCGAAGTTCGACCAGTTGCCGTTCGGCGTTATCCGTAAGCTCCGCAAACTGCCGGATGAGGAGCAGTTTTTCCAGATGTTCGAACTCGCCGCTGACGATAAGGCGTTGGCGGTCATCGACACGATGGGCATGAAGGACATCGAAAAGCTTGTTGAGGAGTGGCAGAAGGACGCAGGCGTCACCCAGGGGGAATCCTAAGCCTGGTTGACAGGCTCGAGGACAGTGAGAAACGGCGGGCGCTGGAAGCAGACCTCATCAACGCTGGGATGAGGCTGCGGTGGTTCCCAGCGCCTGATTACACCTGGGGCGATCTCGTGGCGTTCGTCTCAGGCCTTGACCAGGGTTCTGCGTCTGTCCGCGCGGAGCTTGGCGAGGACGCGATGTGGGGGCTGCAGGAGCAGCTGCTGGCCCTGAATGCGGACTATCTGCGGATTCTGATTTGGCAGAGAACACCAGACGGGCAGAGGGGCCGGAAGTTCCCGAAGCCCATTAAACGACCCGGCGTTGATGACGGCGTTGACAGAAAGAAGATTGGCGGCACTACGAAGGTGCCAGCTGAGGAGCTCGCGAAACTCCTCGGAGTGTAGGAGGTCATCGTGGCAACAAATCTTGCGACCGCGTACGTGGAGATCATTCCCTCGGCGAAGGGGATTGGTTCGGCTATTTCCCAGGAGTTGTCTGGGGTGGAGTCGAAGGCGACGTCGCATGGCTCGAAGATTGGCTCCAAGCTGTCTAGCGGGATTAAGTCGACTCTGAAGAAGGGTGCGCTTGGTGCTGGCGCGGCTGCCGGCGCGACGCTGGGGCGCGCTCTACAGAAGGGCTTCGGTCGCCTGGATGCGATTGAGCAGGCGCGGGCAAAACTGATGACGTTGGCGAACAACGATGCTCCGATGGTGGACGCAGCTATGAAGAGCGTCAGTGATGCTGTGACCGGCACTGCGTTCGCTACATCGGAAGCCGCTGATGCGGCTGCTATGGCTATGGCAGCAGGCATTAAGCCAGGCAGGGAGATGACCGGTGTCCTCTCCACTATCGCCGACGCCGCCTCGTTTTCAAACAAGGAGTTCTCCGAGGTCGCACCGATTTTCACCAAGGCCATCAATAAGGGCAAGGTGATGGGCGATACGCTCATGCAGCTGGAAGAAAACTCCATTCCAGCAACCCAGGCTTTGGCTCGCCATTTGGGTAAGACGGGCGAGGAAATCCAGGAAATGGCTTCCAAGGGGCAAATCAGCTTTAAGGATTTGCAGGAAGCGATGGATAAAACCATTGGCGGCCAGGCGCAGGCGCAGGGTGAGACGTTCACTGGTGCACTGAAGAATGTTGATGCCGCTTTGGGGCGTTTCGGCGAGACGCTGCTTGCAACACCGTTCAAGATGGGGCCGCAGATTTTCTCCGCGCTCGGCGGCGCTATCGATGATGTAAACGATAAGGTCAAGGCCGGTATCGAGTACCTGCAGACTGGTGTGGACACCGAGGGCTACATGTTCAAGGCGTTCGGCACTCGCGAGCAGGCCGATGAGGTCATGGCGATGCTCGATGACGTCCGCCAGAATTGGAGCGAGTTCCAAGCTGGCCTGCGTGGTGAGGACTCCTCCGGCATATTCGGTGCGCTCGGCGGTTCCCTGCGTGAGATTGGTCAGGCAGCTGCGGACATCATGCCAGCGCTGATGGATGTCGGCATGTCGCTGGGCGAAGCCGGAATGACCGCCTCGATTGTGTCTATCACCGGCGCGCTCGGCGTAGTAGCGCCGCTGCTTGCGGATGTGCTGGCACCGATCCTGCAGACTGTCGGTGACCTGATGCGCGAGAACCAGGGCGTTGTGAACGCTCTCGTCACCGCGTTTGTTGGTATGAAAGCCGTCAACGGAGTGCTTGGCCCGTTGGGTAAGGGAGCTTCCTCCCTGCGTAAGTTCGGAGGCACCGCAAAAACGGCTGCAGGATTATTAAAGCTTCCTGGCGGGGCTGCGCTGGTTTTCAAAGATGTGCTTGGTGGGCTCGGTGGAGCGATCACTAAAGTCGCCCCCAACGTCTCCAAGTTGGCAACGTCATTTGCCAAACTCGGCGGAGTTAAAAAAGCTGCTGCCGCGTTCAAGAACTTTGGCAAGATCATTGGCGGCGATTTTATTGGTCTGATAAAGGACATGCCGCGCTACGCCGCATCTGCTGCGAAAGCTATTGGTGGCGGTTTAGTGCGTGGGCTCAAGCTTGCTGCTGGTGGCTTCAAGGCTCTTGGAGCAGTGATCTCAGCGAACCCGTTTGGCGCGGTCGTTGCAGCTATCGCGGCTGTTGTCGCTGGTCTGGTCTGGTTCTTTACCCAGACTGAGACCGGTAAGAAAATCTGGGCAGACTTCACTGAGTTCTTGGGCAGGGCCTGGGAGAGCATCAAGAACTGGGCGCAGGACGCATGGCAGACGATTGTTGATGTTTGGAACGGTATTCCGGAGTGGTTCTCTGAGAAGTGGAACGCGGTTAAGGAAACTGTTTCTCAGGCGTGGGAGGGCATCAAGACCGCTATCTCCAACGCCTGGACCGCCATCACCGAGTGGTTCGCGACCGCGTGGGAGGCATACAAGGCGCAAGTCCAGGCTAACTGGGAGTTCGTCAAGAGCATTTTCAGCACCGCCTGGGAAGGCATCAAGAACATTGTCATCCTCGCCTGGAATGGTATCCAGACGTTCTTCACAACCGCGTGGACTATCTTCACCGCGTTGGTGCAGACAGTATGGAACGGCATTGTCCTGGTGTTCCAGACTGTGTGGAACATCATCAAGACTGTCGTCACCACCGTGTGGAACGGTATCGCCGCGTTCTTCTCAACAGCGTGGGCAACGTTCACGTCCATCGTCACCACCGTGTGGAACACTATCCTCACTATCATCCAGGGCGTATGGAACGGGATTAAGAACGCTGTCACCACAATCTGGAATGCCATCTCGTCGTTCATTTCCGGAGCATGGTCGGCATTCACAGGGTTCGTGTCCTCCACCTGGGAGAACATCAAGAACCTAATCTCCAACGCCTGGGAAGCAATCAAGGCAACCACCCAGGCCGTATGGGAAGCCATTAAGACGGCTATCGCCAACGCGGTGCAGGCGATGGTGTCGAAGCTGCAAGAATTCGCGTCCTCGGTCAAGGCCAAGATCGATGAGGCATGGAACCACGTCAAGCAGTTCCCGCAGAATATCCGCAACGCGTTCTCCAACGCTGGGCAGTGGCTTGTCAACGCTGGTAAGGCCATCATCCAAGGCCTCATCAACGGCATCAAGTCAATGGCCGGCGCTGTCGGCAACGCTATCCGCAGTATCTTGCCGGGCGCTGTCCAAGGACTTATTTCGCTCGGCGACGGCGGCATCGCCCTAGTCGACGGTGGCATCACCGCCTACGCCAACGGCGGCATCCGCCGATTGGAGCAGTACGCAAACGGCGGACACCGGCGCGAAAAGCATGTCGCACAGATCGCAAACGCAGGCGACTGGCGACTATGGGCAGAACCAGAAACCGGCGGCGAGGCTTACATCCCACTTGCTCGGTCAAAGCGCGGCCGCTCCACCGCGATTCTCAACGACGTCGCCAAAATCTTCGGCCTGCAGCTGGTCGATAACGACGGCAACCGCGTCGACGCCACCACGCCTGGTGGTACGGGGCCGAAGGGCAGCGCAGTCCGCGCATTCGCCAACGGCGGTATCCGCACCGCGGCAGAAGTCCGCCGATTCGTCGAAGGCGACAACGTTGCCGGCGTACAGGCGGAACGCTCACTGCAAGGCGCACCGTATGAGAACTATCCAGGGCGTGACGGCGCGTGGGGTGACTGCTCGTACACGCAGGGCAACATCGCCGCGTTCATGCTCGGCCTGAACCCGTGGCCGCGAAAATTCTCCACCAGCTCGCAGTTGTCGTGGCTTCGGTCGAACGGCGCCAACATCGGCATGGGGCCAGAAGGCTCCTACCGCGTCGGCTGGTACGACAACGGCGGCGGACAGTTCGGCCATACCAGTGGCACGTTGCCGGACGGAACCAACGTGGAGATGGGTGGCGGTAACGGCGGCGGAGCCATCGGCGGCGGCGCAGTCCCATGGAACCACCCGCAGTTCACACACCACGCATGGATCCCGGCCGCGCCGGGCTACACTGGCCCGACCGGCATGGATGATGCTGTGGCGGACGTTCCGGAGGTTGATTTCTCCGACACTACTGGCGGCGCGTCCACGGCTGTCACGTCAACCACGGCGGCGACCGGTGCTGACCCGAACATGGTTCCGCTGGATGATGATGTCGCGGTGAAGGCAGAGCAGGCTGGGATGGTTGACACCAGCACTACTGGTGAGGCAACCACCTGGTCTGACGCCATCGGCGATATGGCCAAGGCGTTTGTGTCCGGGCACATCAAGGACATCCTCGGTGTGTTCGGTATCCCGGATGAGATTCCGCCAATCATCGTTGCTGCTCGGAAGATGTTCGTTCAGGCTACCCAGGGTGACCCGGACGGGCAGAAGGCGCAGCAGCAGATTGAGGACGCGGCAGACGCGCAACTGGAAGCGCAGGACGCAACAGCTGTCGTTGACGGCGATGTTCCGGTGGACGTTGACGAACTCGACGCCACTGCCGTTGAGTTGGACGCGGAGCCGGTCGAGAAGCCTGACGCTATCGCTCAGGTGCCAGCCGGAACCGTGCAGAAGGGCGAGTACAAGCTCGGTGAGGACTTCTTCGCTGAGGAGGTCGCCAAGGCTGCTGCCATGCTCGGTATGGGATTTGATGCTGCGAAGATTGCGTGGGCAACTGTCCTGACTGAGGTTGGAGACCCAGCCAAGATGTATGCCTCGAGCGTGGATACCGCGTCGCAGCAGTACCCGTACGACGCGATTGGCTCCGACCATGACTCAAGCGGTTTGTTCCAGCAGCGTAATAACGGGGCGTGGGGTGACATTTCGGAGCGTATGAATGCTCGCGCTTCGGCGATGATGTTCCTTAACGCCCTGGCGAAGGTTGCGGGCTGGGAGTCGATGGATCCGGGCGCGGCTGCTCAGGCTGTGCAGCGGTCGGCGTTTCCGTCTCGGTACTCCGGCCATATGGCTAAGGCCGAGTCGGTGATGAGCCGGTTTAAGGGTAAGCTGCCTGGGTTTAAGAAGGGCGGCATGGTCTATGGCGGTAATGGCAAGAATCTAGATGATGTCCTCGCGTGGCTGTCGCAGGGCGAGATGGTCATCAACTCCGATTCCGTTGACGCCGACCCGGATATGGCGAAAACTCTCAACGACGCTGGCCCTGACGCGGTACGTGACCAGGTGTTGCGTGACGCTGTTGGTGGCGCGCTGAATGCGGTTCCGGAGTTTAAATTGTCCGGAAGTATGCGGGATATGTTGGCGCAGAACCTTTATGGTGCGTCGAATACGTTCTCGCAGTTGGCGTCGATGGGTGTTGCCGCTGGTTTCCAGCTGGCGGGCACTGGTGCTCGGTCTGCATTAACGGCCGGTGCTGCCGGGGCGGATATTGCTCTAGCTGGCGCTGGAATCGCGCCGTCGATGCTGGGCGTTCCAGGTCTGCCCACTCCGCCGAGTGTTGCTGGCATGGCCGGCATGGTGCCCATCGAGGGACTATTCGGCGTCGCCGGTGATGTGGCGTCCTGGTACACGGGCAAGGTCACATCCGGTATCGGCAACGCGCTGGCAGAAGCCACCCTCGGCGTGTACGACATCGGCGTCGGCCAAGTCGAAGAGGTCATGAACGCTTTCGGCATGAACCGACTGAACCCGGCGATGATCGCGGAGAACTCGGAACTCGCGGAACTGCGCGGTGTTCTCGAGGACTCGGTTCAGACCAGGTTCAGCCCAGAAGCCGGCTACGGCACAAAGCAGGTTGGTGACACGTACGTGTTCAACGCTAGTGATTTCGGGCAGATGCAGTCTCTGTATCGCCGTGAGAAGGCTAAGAAGGGGAAGGTAGGTGCCCGCTAATGCTCAAGGAGCAGGCAAACATCACTATTAGGGGCGTTGATGGAGTTGAGTGGCATATTCATGGGCCGCGTTCCATCGGCTCCCCAGTCAGGCTGCGCGAGGGCGCTGTCGGTGAACTGTTTGATGCACCGTTTTCCACGGTGTATCGAGGTGTTGCCGGCAAGCCCGGCAAGTCGTTCCGTGGAATCAATTACGCGGAACGTAACGTTGTTCTGCGGCTCAATATTGCTGGGGATACGGGCGGGGATTGGGCGCGGGTGGATTCCCGTTTCCGGCGGTCGCTGTCTGCGGAGCGGGAGTTTCAGCTTATCTGCGACACGGAGTTGTCGGGGCGCCGCTGGTTGAACGTTCGGCTGGCGGAAGCCCCGGAGGTTGAGAACAACCTTGACCCGCACGAGCAGGCGAACATGCGGATGCAGGTTGTGGTGGTGGCGGCGAATCCGTTTTGGCAGTCGCAGCCGATTACGGATGAGTTTGTGTTCGACGGCTCTAACTGGGCGTCGGATGGTGTCACTGTGACGAATCCGGGTGATGTTCCTGCGTGGTCAAAATGGGTGCTCACTGCGCCCGCAAAATATGGATTGCCGGACATTGACCTGTCAACACCCGTTGACGCGCGCCTGGACCGGTTCGTCTATCTACCGTTCCAGCCACACGGCAGGGAAGTGCTGGTGGACACCGACCCGTTCGAAGAAATGATTACCACCAACGACGGGACGTTGCTGTGGGCCCAGATGAACGGCCAGTTCTTCCAGAACCAGCTCCCGCCACATCTCCCGGAAACCCAGTTGCCGGTTTATGTTGACCCGTTCCCACTGCTGCCGTTCGACCTGCCCACAACGTGGCGCATCTGGATTGGCGAGAAACTAGAAAAGCTAGTCGACGCGATTGGGTTGTCGGAATTCCTGGCGCTCACACCAGAGGACATCGCGGAGAAAATCACCGAGTGGATCAACGGCGTGAAACCAGACTGGCTCGACCCGATTATCCCGGACGTTGCGGTGCAGATGACATTTGATTTCATTGCCCGCATCATCCGTGAAACCTACGGGCGTATCGGCAATATCGCGGGTGCGACAGCGCAAATCATTGTGGAGCCGCAGCACACGAGACCGTGGGGAGGGTAGACGATGGCGGAGGCGAACCACGCTGTTCTTGAGCGGATTTATTCGTCGACGATGCAGGCGCGGCGCAACCGTGATGATCTGCGACGCCAGCCCCCGGCGGTGCATATCTATGACGGTGACTGGAAGTACCGGGGGCAGGTATTCGGTGAGCGTGACCTGTCGTTTGAGTGGAAACTGAATGACACCGGCGCCGGGCACATCACTTTGCCGGCTGAGCACCATATTGCCCGGTGGGTAGCGGAGTACTGGAAGCGGGATAAGGCTAATGTGCATGTCCGTGTGGATAAGGACGGTGCGCGTTGGTGCGGCACGCTTTCGGATTGTGTGTCGGAGCAGGATGAGGACGGTGACCGCGTTGTCACCCTCAACTTCCTGCATGACTACGAGAAGTTGAAGCACATTGACTTGTGGCCTAACCCGCTAACACCTGCTGGGGTTCAGTTTCCTAAGGCGTGGGTTATGCCCGGCCCCGCAGCCTACGTGCTGAAACTAACCCTGTTTATGAACCTGTTTCGGCACTTCGGTAGCCTGTGGCAGTTGCCGGATGACCCTCTGGATTTCAAGTCCTGGGTGCGTGGCCTGAACTACAAGGACTGGCCGATTCTGGTCAAACCTGGTTCGCTGCTGTTGGATGATTCGCCGTGGTGCATCGTGTCATCGCGTTTCAAGACGTTCGATGAGGTTGCGAAGCCGATTCTGGCGGATGGGCGGTTGATGGTGAAGCTGGACCGGTGGTTTACTGGCGACCCGCAGCCGTGGCCGGGTGCTGGGTTGAAGCGTGATGGTCAACTGATTTTCGACGTTGTGGACAAGTCGGGTTGGTGGGAACAAACCAGCGTTGGTGGCACTATTGCCGGTGGCCTGGTTCGCACTGGTGTGGAGCTGGCCGAGAACCTGGTGGATGAAGCCCGCGTGCATCTGCAGACGTATGAGGACGCGGAGGAGTACACCCTGGCCGGTTGGTTGGGTATCGCTCCGAAGCAACCGTGGGTGGTGTACCGCACGAACGAGCCGTACAACACTGCGGTGTCGACGCGGTTCACGTGGCAGCCGGCGACGGTAGGGCAGATTACGGTTGGTGGGCATTCGTCTCCGGGCATCAACGAAAGTATCAGTATTGCTACTAAGTTGGTGTTCAATATCCTCGGGTCATTTATTCTGCAGCCGGGTCTGGGCTCCATCGTCGATGGCGCAGCCGCACCACTCTACGAGGATGTGCTCGGCGCTTTCATGAGCGTGAAAAACCCGCTGCGAACCCGAAAACTCGGGTGGGACCACTACCTCGAGAACTTCGAGGACGGGGCAGATAAGGCCTACACGCTGTCCTCGCTCATCGCCCTGCGGTCTGGGTTCTTTAAGACTCGTGAGCGCACTGCTCACACGATGAACATCCAGGACGGGGCACCGTACCTGGTGGGCGATAACGGCCAAGGACACTTCTTCCTCGGCGACCGTGTAGGCGGGGAAATACCCGGCTCAAAGGAAGGCCGGGTGGTCGTTGAGCAAGTCAGCTCAATCGTGCTCACCCAGTCAGCCGAGCAACCGCATCAGTGGGAAATCACCACTGGTGACGAAGAAACAGACCAAGATCCAGTGGATTATCTGCTGGGTCTTTCTCGTGATTTCTTCGCGTCAATCAAGGAATTGGGGCTGATATAAATGTCGATTCCGACGCAGGATAACTGCGATCTAGACAATCCGCGGGAGATGTTCCTGTGGATGCTGGTCAACATTTCCAACTCGCAGGTACCACTGCTGTTCCCGCGCAAGGTGCTCGAGGATATCTCCGAGCAGATTTACCGCTGCGGTGGGCGCCTGCATTTGGACGAGCAACAGATTTACTACCGGCCGCCGAAACCACCGGAAGACGGCAGCGTCTGGGATTCACTAGGCGGCGAATGGGTAGAAGCCGAGCAACCCGGCGTTCGACCCGAAGGCATGGAGCCAACCAGAGTGCAGGCCATGCTCGATGTACTCGATGACCAGGCAAAGCAAGAAATTAAGGCCGAGTTAGAAAGGAGGGGGTTCTGATGGGTGTTGCACCTGGTGGTAGTAATCCGCGTCCGGAGGGTTCGTTGAGTCCGTCGGGTCTGCAGGAGTTGGCGTCGTATGACGAGGACTTCATCAAAAAGCGCACGATGGGAATCCTAAAAAGTTCTGCAGAGGAAGCCCGTAACGGGTTTGTGGCTGGTTTGCGGCATGAAGTGTTCGCCCCACTAGCCCAGGCGTTTACCGGTTCTGAAGGTGACCTGCCGGATCTCACGACCGCTATCACTGACCAGCAGAGCAAAACCCAAGAGCTCTGGGATGAACGTGGCCGCGCCGCAGTATTCTCCTCCGCAAACCTCGCCTACCGGGGCGACCAATCCATTTACGCGCGAATGCGTATTCCATTTACGGAGCAAGTCGGCCCCATGATTGGAGCCGAAATTGACCCCAAAGGTGGCCTCATTCTCAAAACCCCGGGTTCGTGGCTCATCATCGCGAAAGTCGGGGTTTCTGGCACCCGCGCTTTCGGCCAGGACTGGCAACGCATGTGGATTGAGGCTCGCAAAGGCGGGTGGCGCTTCGCAGAATCCTGGGCAACCAGCATCGCCGGTGTTGAGCAAGCAACGATGCTCGACATCATGCCCGTCGTGATTTCACCGGAGCAGGCTGAACACGGCGTCTCCATCAGCGTTTTTCAGGACGCCGGACGCCACCGATACCTACTCGGCGGCCACGGGTACACACTTCTTTTCGCCCAAAAACTGTCATCAACCCGGGAAATGTCCACGGTCGACCCAGGAGACCCCGGCATCTTCGAAGAGGAGAACCCATGACCATTGTCCATTTCGACTTCCAATCCATCATCGGAAAGTCCTCACAAGGCACCGTATACGTCGCTGCATCCACCACCCGCGGCTCATTTTCAGCCCCAGGCGTCGTCACAACATCTCAGCGAATGCCGCTGCCACTCGTCGATGGCAAAGCCACCTCACCAGACCTGGATCCCGGCGAATGTGTCATCGAGCTGGAATCCGAAGGCGTCTATCATCGCTGGGTCATAAACCTGCCCACCGATGGCGAACATTCGCTAGCCGACCTGGAAGAAATGACCGCCGAGTACGCCCCGGCGATTGTCACCCGCGTCATGCTTGCCGAACAAGCAGTCCACGAAGCACGCGACCGCACCGAAGCCGCAGCTGCGAAAATCCCAGAATTCGAACAAGCTGTCAAAACCACCACCGATGCAGCCACCACCGTCGAAGGGCTAACGCGCCGGGCTGAGGCGGCGGCTGATGGGTCGGAGATGAGTGCGGAAGATTCGGCTGCTGCTCGGACTGCGTCGGAGTCTGCTCGTGATGAATCGCGGTCGGCGCGTGATGTCGGTACGTCAGCGCGTGATGAGGTTCTGCAACTAGCGGCACAGGTCTTGTCTGATAGGTCTGCTGCGGAGGGTGCTGCGCGTAGCGCGGAGGCCGCGGCTAAGCGGGAAGCTACTGAAGCGGTGGCGAGGCTGGTGGACGGTGCTCCGGAGCATTTGGACACGTTGGCGGAGATTGCCGCGACGTTGGCTGACCATGACGATGCTGCGGGCGCGTTGACTCAGGTGGTCGCGGGTAAAGCTCCGCTGCGGCATGAACATGAAATTGGTGAGATTCGGTCGCTTCCGGGAGTGCTGGAGGGCAAAGCAGCGGCGGTGCATACGCACTCGATTTCACAGATTGAGTCGTTGCAGGCCAAGTTTGATTCGATTGCTGATGAGCTTGCCAATCGTGCTCGCGGCAATTTTGATTTTGTCGTTGCGACGGAGCCTCCAGCCCCTGGTACCCCGCTGACGCAGGTGACGGTTATCACGGAGGTGCCTGCCCCATGATGTATGTCGGCAACAACAGTGTCCAGCGGGTGTTCGTCGGCGATCAGGAAGTCTTGGAGATCTATCGCGGCCGGAATCTTGTGTGGTCGAAAAAGCTCGGTGGCATGTGGCGCTATGAGTTTGAGGGGCGCGGTGGCGTGTACACCGCGCACACCTACGCTGCGGAAAACGGGCGTGGGCGGCTTAGCGTCGAAGACACGAGTTTCCCGTTTTCTGTTGCTAGCGGTTACCCCGGCCTGGTGTTTATGACCGCTAACCCGGTGCAGGTCACATCGCACACAGCGATGGTGTTGCACTCAGGTCTTCTCGCCCCGCCGGTCGGTGACGATATTCTCCTTGAGGTTGAGCTGTTTATGAACGGCAACGATGCCGGGGCGTGGGAATTTGGCCTGTTTGGTAACAGCATTGGGCTTGTTTTTGACCGCACTGGTTTGGAAATTAACATGGCGCCCCGACTATGGGCTGGGAAGAACGAGACGAAACTTCCGCTACATGGCGCCGCCGACGATTCGGAAGTGGGAGGACGCAAGGGCGGCCATGTTGGGCTGTGGATTAGTCCAAAGAACGGGTGGGTGCGCGCCTACTTGGGGAAGAAGTTCATTAAGGAACTAACCCTCGATAAGTCCACGTTACGCGCGGATGTTCCCCTTGATTTCCGTTTCGCCAACCGTGCCGCATTTTTCATCAGCCCGATTGGGCCATTCACGCCAGTGCCAGTTCCCATTTTCCCGCCTGGTATTCATGCTGTGCAGCAGTCCACAGGGATTATGGCGTTCCGGCGTGCGCATCAGCTCGGATGGACGGAGGGATACGTCGAACCGCCACCGGAGCCAACGCCGGAAACGGATACCCCAATTGTCGAAGCGGATGATTCGCTATCGCTCCAGGTCGAATACACAGTGAAGGGGCCGTGGCGTGTTGAAGTGCCACAATGGGCGCGTTCAGTTGAGGTTGTTGCCCTCGGTGGCGGTGGTGGTGGTTCTGGCGGTGACATCATCGGCACTAATGCGTGCAACGGTGGCGATGCCGGGCAATGGGCAGCGGGAACGTTTACTAATTTGCCGTCCACGCTGTCGATCTATGTCGGTGGCGGTGGTGACCCAGGGGCTAGCACTAAGGGCGGTTATGAAGGTGAAGCGTCCTGGGTGCGCACTGGCTCGGGGGAGGTAAAGGCGTTGCCGGGCGGCGGTGGCCAGGGCTACGGCGACCCGTCGGGAAGGTCACCAGGAAACCGTGAATTTTTCGGAAGGCAGTTCATCGGCGGTAAGGCTGTCGGGCAGACTGTGCGGGGCGATTCTCCTGGTGGCGGCGGTGGAGCTGCGAGCACTAAGCCTATCGGTCGCACGCTAGGTGGTGCTGGTGGTACTGGAAAGATTTGGCTGCGCTTTTCATCGAACCCGTAATTCGTTCAAGGAGGTAGAGCTATGGTCACAATGCCTGTTGAAAAGGGATTTTTCGTTACATCCGGGTTTGGTCCCAGATGGGGTACACAGCACTGGGGAACTGATTTCGGGCGGGGTGGCGGCTCTGGCGGACACCCGGTCTATGCGGTGAAAGACGGCACAGTTGCGCGTGTGGGGCCTGCCACGGGATTCGGGCGATGGATTGGTATCGACCATCCGGCCAGCAACGGCGGTGGTGAAACCATCTATGGCCACGTCATCCCGGAAGTGAAGCTTGGCCAAAAGGTGCGGGAGGGGCAGCGCATCGGCCGCATTGACCCTAATCCGGCCAGCAACGGCGGCGTAGCCCCGCACCTGCACTTGGAATGGCACCGCTACACATGGGTGCCTCCGGGGCCGGACCGGCTGGACCCGATGACAAAGCTCGCTGGCGCTCGCTGGCCGGGCGCGGCGAACCACAAGGTAGAGGAGAAAGCAGTGGCAATTTTTGGCGTTGATGTGTCAGAGCACCAGGACGGTATGAGCCTCAAGCGAGCGCGCGACGAGGGGATAAGCTTTGTCATATTGCGACTGTGTGACGGCACGTACCGAGACCGTACATTCCGCTCACACCTAGAAGACGCTGAGTCTGCAGGGCTGCTGGTCGCGACCTACTGGTATCTACGTGCACCTTCCGAAGGCACGACGATTGCCCAGCAGGTCGATGTCATCGACCAGCAAATGGGCGGTCGACGTGACCTGCCGGTGTGGATTGACGTAGAGAGCGTCGCAGGAAATCGGAAACTGCTCACAAAAAATGATGTGTGGGCAGCCAAACGCGAGCTAGAAAAGCGCGGATACCACGTGCCGGGAATCTACTCGGGCGCCTGGTATTGGGAAAACATGCCTGGTGGGGAACCTTCGATGGAAGGGCTGGGCTACCTGTGGGTATCCAACTACGGACGAAATCGTACTGCCCCGTACCGTGACGCCTACATCGGTGACGGTGGCGACAATCATCCTGGGTGGTATTACCCATTGGGAGACCGCCGGCCGGATATTCTCCAGTACGGCTCGAATGGGCTCGTAGCGGGGTTCAAGGTCGACGTGAATGCCTACAAGGGCACCGTAGATCAGCTCAAGACAGTGTTCTTCGGTGCTGGCAGAAAGGAGGAGAAACCAGTGACGCCACAGCCACAAGAACCATCGTTGTCGCTCGATACTGTCGTTCCGACAGCTGTCGCAGGGAGTGATTTCAAGGCGCGACTTGGCGATTTCATTCGCTTCGCGGATGAAAATGCGTTTGTTGCGAGGAAAAACACCGAGCTGATTCTGAAGACGTTTGAGCGCCTGGATGGGCGTTTGGCTGCTGTTGAGAGACAGCTGAAGGAACAGAACAAGTAGCACCCCACTGGGGTGCTTTTTTTCTATAGGAGGTTTTATGACAACTGTTTTTGTTGACTTGGTGAACTTGGACGGTTCGCGCCCGGAGGGGTCGCTGCGGTTTAGTCTGGAGCGTCTTGTTCTGGGTGACCCTGATGTTGTGCCTTCGGCGGTGGATGTGAAGATTCGTGACGGCAAGGCCAGGGTTGAGGGGTTGTTGCCGGGGGCTATGCGTGTTCGTGTGAACGCGGGGTGTTGGTCGAAGGACTGGCACATCGAAGTGCCCAGTGAGGGCGAGCATGATTTGTTTGAGCTGCTGGAGTGGCAGGCTGAGGACTTCCAGGAAACCGTGTGGGCGGAACTCAACCGCAGGGTCGAAGCGCTAGAGGCTAGGCCGGAACCGGCACCGTTCAACCCAGCGGAAATGCGGGCTGAAATCGAAGAATTACGCGCCCGCCTGGACGCGTTCCCGCCCACAAAGCCTGTTGGCCTCACATCGCGTAGAGAGTTCGATTGGGATTTGGCATCTCCGCTTTTCGAAATCGGCGGGCTTATAGCCTCTACTATCTGGATGGGAAGGGTAGACATAGCTATCACGGTTCCGGTCAATGAGGACTCGCAGCGGGTGTTAAAGGATGGCGTTTATTTAGCCGGAGTACCAGCGCCAGCTAACGTCCCCGTATCTCGGGCAATGACGGCGATTGGCCAGGACGGCACGATCAAGGATATTACGAGAGCTGGGCTGAGGGCAGAGTTCGTTTCCGGGAAGATTCGGTTTTATGACCGAGGCTCCGCTCCCGGTGGCGTGTTTGGTGAGGCGATTGAGCGCGGAGACAAGCAAATCAAAATCCAGTTCACCTACTACACCGAAGACAAATGCTAAGCACCCCGGTGGGGTGCTTTTCTTTTGCCCGCGTGACCGTCACGTGGGCAATTTTTCATACCCAAAGGAGGAAACCATCATGGAAACTATTCGTAATCTTGTCCCTGCGTCTGCTCGTGCCACCTGGTACGCGGTAGCGTCCGCGCTCGTCGCAGCGCTCGTGTCCTGGGGTGTCCTGGACGACACCGCAGTGCCAGCAATCACCGGTGTGGTCATCGCAACCGTCACCCTCATCTTCGCCCTGCTGCACTCTGACACGCCGTGGCGTCAGGCCGTCTACGGCCTCGCCGCAGCGCTCGGTGTCCTTGGCGTGTATCTCGGTTGGGGCAGCGAAGTGCAGATGGACGCGCTGCTGGCGGTTATCGCCCCGGTTCTCGGCCTGGGCACCGCTGCAGCGACCACTAACACCGGTGAGTATGTCGGTGAGCACCGGCTGGGCGAGTAGGAGTTGGCGCGGTGACGGAAAAACTGTTCAACCCGCGCCTGATCGCCGCAGTCTGGGCAGTCTACGCTGCAGCCACCAGCGCCGGATACTACGGGCATTCGGTGACCGCGCTCACGCCAGTTGAGGCAGCGCTGCCGGCCGGTAGCCCAGCGTTGGCATGGGCGGCCGCATCGCTGCTTCTGGCTATTGGTGCGGCCACCTCTCCGAAAGGAAAGTGGGCAGCCCTTGGCAGGGCCAGCAGAACCGCAGGCATTGCAATATGCGGCGCGTTGCTGACAATGTGGGCGAGCTCGTATGCGATTGACGCGATTCACGACGGGTCACGCATGTGGGTCAGCGCGAAGAATTATCTGCTGTTGGCTATTACTGCGGCCGCGTCTGCCACAGTGATGGGGCGAAACCGCTCCCGTGGGGAGGTTGCGTATGGAAATCAACTGGGGAAGTTTCATTAATTCGATTCCGGGCGCCGTGGTTGGCATTATCGTGGCGTGGATTGGCTGGAAGGGTCGTAAAGAAGAGTCGTCGGTGACTTTCAACGGGACTCTTCTGCAGAGCCAGGACAATCGGATTAAGAAGCTTGAAGACCGACTTGATAGTGTCGAGAGTCGCCTGCGGGACACGGAGGCGATGTTGCGTGTGGAGGAGGACCGGACGCATTTGCTTCGCCGTGGTCTCACGGACGCGATTGATTGGCTACGCGAGTTTATTGACTGGGCGCGTTGTGGCGCGGAGGGCGCCGCACCGCAGCCGGATCTGGCGAGACTAACCGGAATCGTGGGAGATTCGCAGGCGCTACCGACAGCCCGGAATCCACCGCCCGAGACATAA